ATCTTGGAGACTCTAAATCAAATTGTTTTTGAATAGATGTCCAAGCAACATTGTTACCTTTTAATAAAAGGTTTAACAGTTTTTGTTTTTTTGACAAAGATTTTCTGCCTCTAGTTTCCACTACAGTTCTTTTAGCTACTTCTACTTTAACTAACTCATCTTTACCAAATAGGTTTTTTAATGTTTTAAACATATTATATATTTCCTTTGTTTATTTGTGTTAATAAAACTATTTTACAACCTGCAAAGGCGATTCCTTGGGAATTTTGTTTAATCATTTATGTCGTCTCCTTCAAACAAGCTGTCAGCTTGATCTTTGAGCTCTTTTAATTCTTCTTTAAGTTCTTTACTTAAAGGATTATGGACCTTATGTTTTGCTTCTAATATTTTCATATAATCAATTCTTGCTGATTGTGTGGCATCTTTAGTAACTTTTAACTCTACTAACTTATCCGATAACATTTGAGCTGGGTGTTTAATACCAAAATCTCTATATATTAACCCTCTCATAACATCAACTAACAAAGCAAAGTCTTTTGTAAAGTTATGATTACCTGTTTTAATAGCCATATCATAAAACTGTCTTAATAATCCCATACTAATATCATCAACTGAAGTTTCTACAAATTGTTTTGTTTGTTGATCTTTCAATTTTTTTAACAACTTCTCGTCTTTTGGAGGACTAATTTTAGTCTTTCTTACAATTTTATTTGTAGGAAACATTATAACATTCCCGTTATCTTTACTCACTAATAATTTCACCTTTAAAGTTTACTCTACCTTTTACCATAAAATATTCTATTAATTGATTATAACCACCAATTAATTTATCATCAATTTTAATTTGTGGCATAGTTCTTACAGGTTTACCTATGTCTTCTAACATCGCCTGTGGTGATTCAAAATCTTCCATCTTTTTTTCTGTGTATTTAAGGCCAAGTGATTTAATCATATGTTTGGCCTTATTACAAAATTGACAGTTTAATTTACTGTATAGTACTATTTCCATCATTTTTACCTATTAAGTTTTCATAAGCAATGTTTGCTTTTTCTTTAACATTATATGCATCAACTGCTTCAGCAATTGTAAAGTTATACATTTTATTATATTCACCCATTGGTAATCTTAAACCAATCCATGATCTGTAATAACCTTCTTTTGTTATTGCGATATCTTTAGCAAAGATTTCATAACCTCTTACTGGTGTTTCTTTAATCATGTTGATAATTGTCAACTCAACCTCAGACACAGTAGTTTTTTGATTAGTTTTACCTAATTCGGTGATAAATTGTTTAGACGATTTATTCATTTCGCCTTTAATTATATCAGCCAATTCAGCCTTGGCAATCATCATGCCTTTTTCTATTGCTAAATTTAAGTCTGGAGATACTGCTGTACCTACACCAAAGATACACATTTTATCTTTGTCAGTACCAAACATTGGTGTATCACACGCTTTACTTTCTGAAAAGTCAGCAACATACCACTTCGGTACGTGATCTAACAATTTACCTTGCTCCGTCTTCATCTTATAAGTTGAAGAACAGTTAGCCACTAATAGGCCTGTTACTACAACCATCGTCATTTTCATCATCTTATTCATAATTTAATTAACCTCACTTTTTACATTATATACTAAATCTTGCGCTTTGTCAAGTGCTAAACTGATATAATCTAAAAACTCTGCCCCTGTTATATCAAACACTATTACTGACAATAAAACAAGTATTATTACGTTTCTTATCATTATTGTACCTCCCATTCGCCATTAGTTTGTAAACAAGTCTTTCCGAATGCTTTAAAAACGTGTTTAGGTCGACTATACTGTCGACAATATTCTGGAGCACTTATATCTCTATAATAAAATTGAGCAAATAGTTCCCAATAACTTGGTCCATCAAATCTTTTACGACCGTCAGCACACTCCATGACTTCTTCCTTAATCAAACTATCCCCTTTTTGTGTTATAACTACTTTTATAAAACAGTATTGGTCATTAACTTTACTTGGTTCGATTATATCAATTTTGTCATAATACACTTTACCTTTGGCAATTTCAATCTTCTCTAATTTGTCTAGTATCTTTTCAGCTTTATCAAGTGTAGAATTAAATTCTGATTCTTGTATTCTAGTTCCATCACTGAGAATAATGGTATCACCCTCAATCACAGCGATTACTTTAGAAGTTTTTCCTGATAAGTCGTCTGTTACTCCTTCAACTTCTGCCGAATATAGTTTTTCAATACCAAATGATATTAAAAGAAGTACACCTATTACTATAATTATTTTTTTCATTTATGTTCCACCCATCTACCATCTGGCATTTGACACGCAACTCCAAATATAGTATTTCTATTAATTCCACCAACACCGACCAATGGCCAGTTATTTGTAATATCTACTGTTGCACTATAATCTTTACACTTAATTGGTCCTTTCAAATATGAGCTAGTAGTTTTAATAATACCACTATTACCTGTCTTCGAATTATACCAATTTGTATAAGATGATGTACTAGTACCTGTGTTTAAATGATCTACGAATACTGCATTGTGTACATCATAATCTGATTTATACATAATCTCTGCACCTATAAATGCACCTGATACAGCACAAGCAGCAATCGCATAGGGATTTTCAACACCTAAAGCAACACAGGAACCTGTAGTAGTAGTTGCACCTAACGTGGCGCCTACCTGGGATCTGTTGGCTGCGCAATTAGTTATCAATAAACTAATTACTAATAGTAGTAGTATTCTCATTCTGTATTCCTAATTTTTTTAAAGTATCGTTGATTTCATAAAGTTCATCTTCTAATTTCACAATTGGTTTTTTAAACTGAAGTTCTTCTTCTATTTCTTTTTTCCTACTCTTCAAGTTTGTTACCGTGTATGAATTAGGCATCTTTTTTTCCACCAAAAAATGATTTAATTTTAATCCACGTTTTAGAAGTTTGATCTTTACCATTTTGCCATTGTTTTTTTTGATACTCTTTAGTATCTGTCCATTCTTTAACAATATAGTTTTTTGCTTTAACATCTATTGTTTCTTCGGACTTCACCATTGAGGCTGTCATAATTGCTAGTATTGTCATTAACATTAATGTTTTCATATTTCTCTCTTTAGTTGTATTGTATTGTTTTTTCTTTATTTACTTTTTTTGGAGTATATACTTTTTCTTTTTTAGTCAAGTCATAATACTCAGCTTCTTCTTCTGCTTTTTTCTCAGCGTATGTCATATTAAAAACTCTCATATACGTTGCGTCACGTGGATTTGGAGCGGACCAGTCATCAATCAAATTTTGTAGTTGAACTTCGTTGATAGATAAATTACTAAAGTTTTTAGGGACTTTAATCATATCTTCTTTCAAAGAAGAAAGGTAAGCGATTCTATGTGTATAAGTTTCGTTCTTCTTACTTTGATCTTTTTTAGTAACGTCTTTAAACTCGTTAAATAGTTGTTCTTTAGTGTACATATATGTCATATTTGTCCTTTTGTTAATTATTAAGTCTTAATTGTATCAGGAATTGATTTAAAAGTCAACCCCTTAAAAACCCTTTATTTTACTATCTTTTCCACCGCTGACAGGTCGCTGAGCGAGCATTCTACCCTTGATTCGATAGTAGATACCCCATATATTATCAATAATACTAGGGCTATGAATATTAGTTTTTTCTTTGATTTAATCCATGTTTTATAGTCATCTGGTGTTCTTCCGTATATCAACATTATTGCCCTCTCTTTTGTATTGGTTCTAATTCTACCTCATTACCACCTTCTGGATTTGAATATATGTGTGTAGTATATCCAGCCAATGGATTTGATTTAATATATTTTACAATTTTATCAAATAATTCTTGTGTACCTCTAACACTTGGAACGTATCTTTGATAGCATGGTTCTTGTTTATAATGTTTTTTAGAAAAGTTATCTATCATAATACTACCACCCCAAACAGTATCAAAATCGCTTAGATAGTTTTGAGAATAAAATTCAAACATTTTATCATGGTTCACGTTTACATTTTTCTCGGGTTCAAATACTAGTCTTATTATCATAGTTATCCTTTTTGTTAATGTAATGTTGTATCTTCAAATTTTTCTATTTTTGGTATACTTTTAATTATTGTTTTCATCATAGACTCATAGTCCTCATCATTTAATACTGTTTTATACAATCTTAATCCTATTGTAATTAATGTAGCAGCAATTACTTCCCAATTATATTGTAAACCCAACATAAGTGTATGCTTATACAGATCATCAAATGCTTCTTGTAATTTGTTATTATCTTTATTTGACACTTTTACTATTCTCCCATATGTTATTATTAAATACTTGGATTAAACGTGTTAATTCAACATTATATTTTTTTCCAAATTTATTGGTAAAACAAACTTTACAATCAGTTACCGGTAAATCCAGATCGCCATATTTAAGTATATCTACTTTATTGTTCAATTTAGAATCCATTTCTTTCCTCAATTTCTATTAGTTCTTTTTCTTTTGCTGCTTTATCTTCACTACTCATTAATAAAATTACATAATGAACAGCTTTTAATAAATCTTTTCTATTCTTACCATCTTTCTTACCATATCTGCACAAATATTTAATTGCATTTGCTTGGCAGAAATCTTTATCAATATTTAATTGTCTTAACATATCTTGTACTTGAAAACCGTCTTCGGTTGTACTATAATGTTGACCATAAGTTGATTGAATATAATCGCCTATTTCTTTTACTAACTTAGCTTCACCGTATTTCATTATCTATAACCTTTCATCTTACAAGTTAATATTCTCATAATTAGTGCTTCAATTTGTCTAACTCTTTCAGCAGTGATTGTTAAAATACTAGCCACTTCTTTTAGAGTTTTATCACCACATATTCTTTCTTTTAGAACTATTAACATTCTTGCTTTATAAAATTCATCTGATATTTTAGTGGCATGGTTACTAACCTTATAGCTTTGAATAGCAGCAATGGCGTCTTTTATAGGACTTTTTATATCACTATCAAAATTCATTAATTTATCCTCTTATCATTATAACTTGATACTTTGCTTTTTGTTAATTTTTTATTAAAATCTTTTCTCAATGATTGTCTATCATACTTCTGACCGTAATCATTAAACATATTTTTATCTTCAGCCGCTGACTCACCGAACGCATCTTCGTAAGTTTGATAGTATTGTTTTTCATCTATCAATTCTACTTTAGTTACATTTTCAAAGTTCTTAGCTGTTTCTTTATAGTTCCAATCACAAAATTTAAGAATTTTCATCTTCATACTTTTTGTATCAAATTTGTTCTTGTACTTCATAGGTACATTTCTGTAAACAGTTTCGTAAGCGTAAAAGTATTCACCTGACATTTCAGGATCCATGTATTCTCTTAAATAACAAATGTTGAAAGTCTTACTCATTAAGCTGCCTCCAACATAGTCATTGGTACTCTATATACTCTACCTTCTATATCAACCAAACATTTTGATTGCATAATCTTTGTAATAACACCAAACGTCTTTTTAGTTTTCTGTACTACATTAACTTTCATACCAACTTTCATAATAGATTTAACTTTGTTTTTTATAATATCAGCGATTAAATCTTTGGTGTTATTTAAATCTTCAACACTCATATTAAAAAGTTGTTTATTAAAAGTATTCATTTCAGTTATAGTCATTATTGATTCTCCTGTGCGATTACTTCATCAACATTTTCTGAATCAATACCAACCATTGATAGATTGTCTAGTTCTAATATTTTTGATTTACAAGTATCAAAATCTATCTGACCATCTTTTAAAGTTTTGATAATCTTATCAACAGCGTTCTCTACTGATGTTTCAATGTATGCTTTTACTTTTGACATAGTGTTTGTCCTTTCGTTTGATTGTTA